TGCGGCTGGCATTAATCTTCGTCCCTTGGCAAATCGTACCGAGTTCTCATGTCTCTTATAGCTTCGGGCGTTTTGTCCAGTACGTCTGCAATCTCTACGCAGTTCAGCCCCGTCTGAAGCATCTTGTTTACCATTCGTGCTTTTACAGTCAGGGGCCGTAACCTTTTTGTTTCCTTCGGACGTCCACCTTTAGAGCCACGTTCTCGGGCTAACGCTGTCCCAGCTGCCGCGTTGTGGCTACCCCACGTTTTTCGTACTCGGGCGTTTTCCACGATTGCCATTTTTTTCATGGCGTCTCGTAACTTTTCCTCTAATTCAGGTGCCAATGCGCTGCTCCAACATGTCTACTAGGTGTTGAAGTTCTTCCAGCTGCTGCTTATTCCCCGGTCTGTTTCGTAGTTTCGCTTCCTCGATCATGCCCGATACGCGATTTTTCATCGCTTTTAGTATTTGGTCTATCTCTGCCATTATTTGGTTGCCTCTGCTGGTTGGTCGTTGGGCACGAGCGCGAGCGCTTTGCCGTAGTATAATTTGTTGAAGTTCAGTTCGTAGCACCGTGCCAGACCACTCGGGATGGTACTGCCTTGGCCGATATACATACGCGGATTGAACGTGCCGTCGGCTTGATAAATAAGGTATCCCGCCCTATCCAACTCCTCGCGCATAGCGGATGGGGCGACGCCGAACTCTTTGCACCACTCGCTGACCGACTTGATGGTAACGAACGCCTTCTGGTCATCTGTGCAGATACGGCCCACGGCGGGTGCGCGCAGCATAAACGCACTGTCTTCCTTCTTCGCATTGGCATTGCCCAGTCGCTTGGTAACGATGAGACGCCCCTGCAACGTGGCGATGTAAGCTGCTAAATGCTCAGCGATGTCGGTGTTGATTTCCTTACGGCTCTCACGCAAAGACTTAACCGCTGACAGCGCCCACTTCTTCATCTCGTTGACGTCGAAGCTAATCAAGCCCAGCTTCGTGGCGATCTTTCCAGCGACCAGCGCGGTTACGATGGTGTCACGGTAGAAGCGTTCTTTGTTGTCGTCGTCGCTCTGCGGGTTGAACTTCGCACGGGCGGCTACCATCTGGCGGCGGACCCAGTCTTGGTTCTTTATTATGAACCGTAGGAAGGGAAGACACGCTTCGCCGTAAACGTGATCCATATGGTGTTCGACAAACCCCTGCGGGATGTCCGCAAAGGTGGTTGTAGTAAAGCCCTTCGGTAGCGGCACTTCGAAGAAACGTAGCTGCGTAGCCTCAACTTTATGTCCCGCTGGCAGCTTAGATATGGTCTCCAAAATGCTGTCGTTAGATGTGATAAAAGAGTTTTTAAACCACTCTCCGCCGACCGTGGCGAACTCGCCATTTGTCTTGAGCCGTTCTTTATCCCGCCCGTTGGCGAGGGCGTAACCTGTACGAGTAAGCTCGTCGGCGGTTCTACCCGATAGCTCGTCCAACAACATTGGTATGCTACCCATGATGGCGACGCGTTTTATAGCCGAGTTTAGGGTTGTGCCCTGCTCCCCCGCTTGCCGCTCCATGTGTTTGTGGTTGCCGAAAAACCCGCAAGCGATCCTACACGCCGTCGTTTTACCTGTTCCGCCGTGGCCGGTGAACGCGAGAGGTAGCCCGTGCCAGTTGGACGAACCCATTAACTCTACCAGAACTGACCCCATACTATGGCATAGCGCGAATTGGTACGGCTCAGCCCCCTTACGATTGTATAGGGTTTCAATGTTTGCGATCCACTCTTCTAAGGTGCCGCTGCGCCCGAAATCCACGGCGACATCAGGCGGCACCGTCTTGGCGCAAAGCACTTCAAGGGTATCGTCCTTGGTAATCATCTTGGTGCCCATCACGAACCCCGAGCGATCTTCTAGCCAGCCGAACTGACTGTAAGTTTTGGTTTCCATCTTCCACGCTTGCAGCGTTTCAATCAGGCTCTCAGCAAATTCCGCCATATCGTTCCTCGCGTTCTTGGTTCGCGTTAGAAAAACTTCGTAGCTTGCGAACGTTTTTGCCATTAGGTCCGTCGACGCCAACTCAGATGTCGGCATAAAAAACTCTCTCCACGCGCCGTTCTTTTCCTTAGCCCGCCAGTGGATGACCCAAGTGCCCTCGCTGTCTTTAATTCTGTTCAGGGGGTAGATGAACGAGCGGCAGAATGGTTTCCATGTCGTGATGCCCTCGGCGTCGGTGTAAGCGCGGCTCAGAGAAGCGCCGTTCCAGCGCCAGCCTGCGGCGGGCCAGTAGGGGATGTTTTGACCTTCAATGATTGTTTGCGGCTGAGGGGTCGCCGCCGTCGATGTAGGGTTCGATGCAGAAACAGCGGAGGCGGTCTCCTCTTCCACAGATGGTGCCTCTTCTGAGAAGCCCAGCTGAATAGGAAACTTGCACTTACCTGCCACTGGGCAGTCCTTCATGCAGCCGATGTGCTTATCCATCTCGGCGCAAGACGTCGGGCCGACGTCCCACGTATCAATCTTTTCTTGTGTCTCTTGGTATGAGTAGCCGCTGTACCCTTCGCTCCATGCGTGGATTTTGTTTTCGCCGTCTTCGCAGAACTTGAGGATACCGATGGCTCGGTGCCAGTGCGGCTCGTCTACGTTACCCATCGTGTCGCGGAACTCGCGTACGGCTGCGCAGTTTTCTGCAACCTTGTCGGCGTCGCTAGGTGGGTATTCGCCAGCTGCTGCGAACGGGTTCGCCATGGCCGCACCTTTACTGCGCGTTGGCGCGGGGGTGACGTTGTTATCTTGTATATACGCCTGTAGTACCGACCGAATTTTATCGACGGGGTATCGCTTACCTTGCTTGATGAGCTTGACCTTAACCGGCGTGTCGTACTTGCGGTTGTGTAGCCCGACGGGGCGAAGAACTCTGGCGCTGTCACAGTCAACAGCACTGTCGACCATCATGGATAGATGTGTCGTGACGTCTCGCTTCATCGCCGCCAGTTCGTCCCATGCGCCTTCGTCGATGTCCTCCTCAAAATGATAGTACGCGTGGTATCCACCGCCGCTATCCACGATGGTAGGTGTTAGCTTCAACGCACGTGATAGTTTCACGATGTCGTCGAGCGCTTCTTTCTTACTCTGGTAGTGATTATCTTTTCCCGGCTTGACGTCGTAGTCGTCGTACAACGACCGGGAGGCAACGACGTTGCCCTGCTTACGAATAACTTTTTTACCTTTGGCGTCGTCGAACCAGTCGCCATAGGTGTTGACCGCGAAGTAAACGGTTTTGCCCTGCCCATCGAATTGGACCGCAGCCACAGCGGCTTCTTCGACCGTCTTGTAGCTCTTGTGTTTCCACCAAGTGCCGCCATGCTCTGCTGTCTCTGGAAGACCTAAGACTATCGTGCCTGACGTCGGTAGAACCCACCTTAGAAAATCTAGTGTGTCCATCTCGTACCTATCTGTTTACATGTTAACTTGTTGCAGTCGGAGCGAACCCCGACCGCGTTGTATAGGTACTTTTAATCGTCGAAGTTTAAATCATCCAAAGCTGCGTTGAAGTTTAAATCATCCAAAGCTGCGTCGATGTCGTTGTACTCCTCGGCCGACTTGGTTTCGACGGGCGCTGGCTCGTCAACTTGAACCTCTGCCTTCGGCGTGGCTACGACTTCTTCCACGGCCTCTTCCAGCTTTGGAGACTTCTTAACCGGCGCTGGCGCTTCGGAGTGGCGTTCAGCGTTTGATGTTGTACCACCTGACACACCTGTGATCTCTTCGATTGTATCTTTTTCGCCACTTAGCACTGCGTCTATCTCAGCCATCTCTTCAGCTGACACGAACCGCTCGGCCTTAAACTTGAGCGCGAAGTTTGCGTCAGTATCAAAACCAATACGAGTGACGACGTGCTGCGGAGAGACACCGCGTTTAGCCAAGACTTTACCGTACTCGTTCAAGAACTTGAGAGACCCAGCGGGGACGCGCAACAACATCGGATCGTTGAGTTGATCGACTGCGGAGACGGCGAGGCGCATACTATCGCCACAGGCTTTACGCTTCTGACCGTTGTGCGTAGCGGAACCCCAAACATTTTGAGGACAGGCCGCACAGGATTTACACTGTGGGTTTTCTGCATCCGACGCAGGACGTAGGCCGTCGTTGCTGTAGCAATCAGGAGCGCTACTGTCGCCCTCTGTGTAAGCGCTGGCGTAATACACCTTGGAGCGGTTTGGATTAACCGCGACGATAACACACTCGAGGGACGGAACCGGATCACCATGCTCGTTGGTAATAAGTTCTTTGTCACCACCACGTGTCACGTGGAACACTTTACCCTTTAGGGAGATTACGGGAAACCCACCTTCGCCAGAGGCGTTAGCGAATACATTTTGTACCTTGGCCGCACTCTGTAAGTGGGCTGGCAGTTTTGAATTCAAGTTTACCAATTCGTTCATGGCTTGCTCCTATTTGCGTCTAAAGTTTATTACGTTGGTGGAAGATATGTTGACGCCCGGTACAGGTTCGCCGCTTTCTTCCATGTGCTGCGCAGCAGCGGTTTTGTTCACGCGGTTCTCGGCGAGTTCCCACGCATCGTTTTCGCGGATATAGTTCCAGTATATCTCTGGGTCGGCTACCGTCGCCGTCGTACGTGTTGACATGTAAGCAGTACCAACGTCGCGCACGGACACGCTGTCAATGTCCCGCTCGGTAAATCGACGTAAAAATTCTACCTCGATCTTGTCTTGCTTCAGCTTGTCACCGCTGTCGTCTTCCGCGTACGCAGCTTTCCGCTGGGCGCGACGATCACGTAACTGCACGAACACTTCAATGAGCCGTTTATCAGCCAGCTCGGATATTTTCACCATATTCTCTCTCCTTTTTTGCAGTTAACCAGTTATCAATGTCAGCTTCATCCCAACGCAAGACTTTCTGCGAGACCCTGATAGGTTGGGGGAAGCTGTCTTCTCTTCGTCGGAGGGCAGGGAGCGCTGCTTTAGTGATCCCTAGTTTTGCCGACACTTCTTCGGGCTTTAATAAGTTCATTGTAGATACCTTTATATGTGTACACCTGTCAACACATTAGTTCGTATAGGTGCGTGGGTCAAGCGATCAAGAGTTCTCGATGCGCTTTAACTTCGTCCAGAAGTGCGCCTTGCATCTTCTGCTTATTTCGGAGCCGCGAATATATACGCTTCTCCACTGGGGTGCCCTCAAGACAAATGATAAAGTTATTCATCTTCTGACCGGGTCGGTTGATACGTCCGTTCGCTTGTTCGAACGTCTCGTTGCTGGTGATGCAGCTGTACCACACGATGGTGCTGGCTGCGGTGAGTGTTAGCCCGTGGCTCATTGCGGCGGGCTGCGCCACGAGAACCTTGGGGTCTTTAGTTTTTTGGAACGCGCCGAATATGCGGTCGCGCTCGTCTTTCTTCACGCCGCCGTGAATGGTCTCGACGGTGAAGTCTTTGCGTAGCTCCTCGGCTACCATGTTGACTGAGGACACGAACGGCACGAACACGATAACCTTGCCCTGTGCAGAGTGAATAATAGACCGTGTCTCTTCAATGCGAGGCGTCGCCGGTATCGTAACCTCGGTGCCGTCGGTGGCGTAAACCACACCACATGCGATCTGTACCAGCTTGCCCATCTTGACCGCCTCGTTGACTGCGGTGATGTCACCCTCGTCTGCTTGTATGCGCAGCTTGGCTACCATTTCTTTGTACGCCTTGTTTTGTTCTTTCGTCAGCGGGACAGCGCGGGTCTCGTACATCAGTGGAGGCAGGTCCAAACACTCGTCGCGGGTAAACCTGACGGACGGCTGCATGACTTCGCGCACTGTCTCGGTGGCACCAGCTTTTGGTATCCACTGGAACTGAGATAGCTGCTTCATCACTTGGCCCTTGAACCTATTGAAGTACGGCGGGACGGCGTCGGGTACGACAAGGCGACACTGCGCCCACGCGTCGGTGGGAGCGTTCGGCGTCGGGGTGCCTGACATGCCCCAGCAAGCACGAGGGGCTTTGTGTTTATTGACGACGGTGTTGATCTTACGCCAGCGTGTGGTGCCAGCGTTACGAGCGCATTGTGCGATCTCGTCTACGATCACAAGGTCAATGTCGGTGCGGTCTTTTAGATGGGGTTCGATAATTCCGACACCATCGTGGTTTATTATATAGATGTCGAAGTCCTCTTTCAGCAACTTGATACGCTTGTCCTTTGCTCCATGCAGAACTGTGTATGTGAGGTGCGGGAAGTGCTGAAAGATTTCGTCGGCCCATGTACGCTCCAATGTTGAGAGTGGTGAAATGACTAACGCCTTGTTCATCTGCCCGATGCTGCGCAGGTAGTCGTACGCCCAGAGCGACGCCAACGACTTACCCGTCCCTAATTCACTGAGGTTGAACGCACGGCGGTTCATGGACAAGAACGCGGCGGCTTCGCGCTGCGCGTGGAATGGTTTAAAGCGACCCGGCCAGTCATAATATGAGCGGATCGGGGCAGGGGCGTCGTAGCCCAAGTTGCGCAGCAGTATAGTCTCCGCCGTGCGGTGCGGTACAGCCACGAGAGGCTGGCCTTTGACACTGAAACGTTTGGCGCTTGGCACCACGTTCAATATTTTCTCAGGCGTCTTACTTTTTAAGATCAGCGCCTTCTTTGTCGGCCATACTAGCATGGTTGGTTTCCTCATCTATCTGTCTGATGCGTTCATCGCAGATGTGTTTAATCTTTTCGTAGTCGAGGCGGCGTTCGCCTTTGTCTCGCAGGACGCGCTTAACTATGTCTGCGTCCCATGGATTAAGGTTGTACTCCAGCCATATGTCCCACGGCTGGATGCGCCGCTTGGAGTAGTCGGAGTGCCCGACGTTGTAGTCCCTTGGGGTCATGTCTTTCCCTTGGTGTACATGCCGGGTTTTTTCCCGCGCCAGCCTTTGTTGGCCTTCGCGCTCACCACGCGGGTGTTCGCTGTGGTGTTACTGCCGCCAGCATCCAAAGGCACCTTGTGGTCTACGTGCTTGCCATCGCCCTTCTTGACGCGCCCTGCGGCCTCCGCTTGACGACGCGACTTGTTCGTCGCTGCGCGTTTCTTCTTCACGTCGGCGCGAGCGTTGTACTTCGCCTTGGTAGCCAACTCTTTCTTTGAGGACTTAACCATCGAGTTTCCTTTCTATGGTATTAATAACCGCCTTCACTTGTTCGACGTCGTCGACAACATGTGCTAACCCGTTAACACGTAATATCCCGTCAATTTCACGTTGCTGGTTAGCTGTGACGTGCGCGATCTTACCGGGTGCTTTTGTCTCGAACGCCAAGAACAAACCTTTATAGCAGACAAGGATGTCAGGACAGCCAACGCGCCCCATGCCGTTCGATACTGGCATATAATACCACGCCCCGATAGACTGGAGATACTCTT